AATGTATGTGAAGCCAGAGCTAATGCCACACCAAATCCGCATAACCAATGTACGTGCTGAACAGTTACAAGATATTTCAGATGAAGATTGTTTGAAAGAGGGAATAATAAAGGGGCAATGCGGTAGTGCAGATACTCATTTTATGGACGCATACTATGTTCCAAATGATATACAACCTTATTGTACACCGCAAGATGCCTACGAAATTCTAATTGATAAAGTAAGCGGTAAAGGCACATGGGAGAGAAACCCCTATGTATTTGTGTATGATTTCGAACTGGTAAAGTGAAATTATGGAAGTAGATAAAATAAAGGCATTTGATTATATGCTCCACCTTTTTGAGGAGTGGCGGGATAATCATGAAACGATTAAGGGCAAGCCGTTTCCTAAACTTACAGCCATGAAGCTGCTGTTTTTGGCTGCTGCTCCTAAGGAAGAAGGAGGCGATGACCTTTTGGATATATTCGATAATTTCTATGCTATGCCTTATGGACCGGTAGAAATTGATGTGTATAATGCGATTCAGGAAGACAAACTTCCTTCGTTTTCGGTTAAATATCGTAGTATTGAACCAAGAGAAGGTGCGGAACCATATAACGCAAAAAGATATAATGACAAATTTTATCACAGAGTAAGAAATGCGTTAAATGATCTGAAAGAGAAAAACGAAAAATTGGTATTACTAAATGCTTTTGAACTAGTAGAGATTACTCATAGATGGTCTAGTTGGAATCGGGCGATGGATTTTGCTGAATTTATGAAGCAATTGAGTGCCAAGATGTCTATTGATTCTATTAGGGATTCAAGCAAGATATTCGATTTAAAATGAAATATGATTACGGACGAACAAGGTCTTTTCCTCTTCTTACGTGATGTAAATATAGTTCGCAGGGCATACATCAAAGATTTAATACCAAACATAATGAGATAATCAATATTATAACTAAAAAGGAGAATAAAAATGACACTGAATGAATATCAGAAAAAGGCACTTGAAACAGCTCAATACCGGAGAGAATATAACATAATTTACCCGACACTCGGACTGACTGGAGAAGCCGGCGAAGTATCGGATAAAGTAAAAAAGGTACTACGAGACCACAACGGAGATTTCTCAGAAAGCATAAAATGCGAATTGGCAAAGGAACTCGGCGATGTGCTTTGGTATATCGCTACCCTCTCACATGACTTAGGATATACGCTTGAAAAAATCGGAGAAATGAACTATACCAAATTAGCTTCCCGGAAACAAAGGGGTGTGATTGGCGGAAATGGAGATAACAGATAATATTATAAAGCAATCATTGAAAATGAATAAAAAGAAAATCTACATCTCCCTACCCATCACCGGCAGGGACTTCGATGAAGTGGAAAGTGAAATACTATACGTTTCGGGAGTCCTCGAAGGGGAAGGCTACCGTGTCGTCACACCGATAGACTTCGATGTAAACCCCGATTTGGACAAACCCTATCATGAACTTCTGGGAAACGATATAAAGGCGCTTATGGAATGCGACATGATATGTCTTTGCCCCGGTTGGGAAAAATCCAAAGGCTGCCAGTTAGAACATTTTGCGGCCAAACTATGGGATAAAGAGATAATTGAATTTGAACGATTAAAATACAGTAAGATATGGAAAGAAAAGTAGAAGAAATATTTGAGTACAACGGAGAATGGTATCAGTGTATTCATACAAAATCTCTTGGATGTGAGAATTGTGATTTAGCTACCAAGAGTGATATTCATTGTAGTGATGTATTTGAGATAAGAGGAGAATGTTTATCATGTTATAGAAAAGATGGTAAATCTGTAATCTTCAAGAAACTTAAAAAGGTAGGAGAACCTGAAATTATAAATGGAAAGAAAGTACAGTCAATTGTAACTGGATACGTAGGCTGTGCCTTCTGTATCTTCAAAAAAGGAGGAGCATGTTTAAGTGGTGGTACATGCAAAAATAGAGGCACAAGAATCTATGTAGAAATTAAACAAAACAAAGAAGATATGGAAGAAAAGAAATTGAACTTAAAAGAATTTGACCTTGAAGCAGCCAAAGCAGGCAAACCAGTCTGCACGAGAGATGGTAGAAAGGCAAGGATTATTTGCTTTGACGCAAAATGTAATAAACCAATTGTTGCTTTAATATACGATTGTAATAAAGAAACTGTTTTGCAATATCTTGAAAATGGTAGATTTTTTGTCGACCAGATTGATAAATACGACCTCATGATGTTCCCCCAGAAGAAAGAGGGGTGGGTGAATGTATATAAATCATATAATGTAGGAAAGAAAATCCCTTGCATGGCAAGTATTTACCCGACCAAAGAGGAAGCAAAAAAATCTTCCGTAGTAGGATTTGACTATGTTGATACCGTTAAAATCGAGTGGGAGGAGTAAATATGAAGAAATTTTTATTGCTTTTATTAGTATCGCTTATACTAACAAGCTGCTATACAAATGGAGACTGTACAACTGCTGTAAAGGAAGCATACCCCGATAATGAGATATACCGGGTAGATGTAAATAGATTCATACTTATTGATTCCATAGGAATATGGTATGTGAATGCAAATATGGGTATAAAAGAACCATATACAGAAAAACAATTAGTTAAACTTTGGAATAATCATGGGAGAAATTGAATTTGGTAAATGTGAAATCTGTGGCAAAGAAGCACCATTAGAAAGGACTTATTTCTATTATCCTATTCATTGTGAATGCTGTGGTAGTAAGGACGAGAATGGACAAAAACAACATTTTGTAATGGTAGTACATTGCAAAGATTGTCCCGCTCCTATGCCAAAAGAAATACACCCGTTGCTCAAATCTATGCATGGTGAAGAACATAGAGCGAATATCACAAATATTTTGCCAACAGAAATTAGAGGTCAGTTTATTATAAATGATAAAATTATTAAGGAGAAGCAAGCTATGTGGATAGCAAGGGACGAAAGTGGAAAATTGTTTATGTACTCAACTAAACCATTTAAACGTGAGTGTACATGGGGATTTAGAGACAAAAATACTACTGTTGTTGTATTAAGTGACAGTTTATTCCCAGAAGTAAAATGGGAGGATAAAGAACCAAGAGAGTTGATATTGAAATAATTATGTAAGACGAATAAATCTGATATATATATTTTAACAAATAAAGTCATTAAAAATGATTGTTTTATTAACTGGAATACTTATATTTGCAACGTCATATCGTTTGATATGAAAATTTAAGGGTTTTACCTTGAACCTTAAACATGCGCATTAAGCGTGATTACAATGGGCATTATGCCAGATTTATACTAAGCCATCTATTGTGGGTGGCTTTCTTTATTTTTATTATTGCATTTATGGCAAAGACAGTAGTAGTTTTAGTAGATGGGCAAAACCGTTTTCTTGCATCAAAGGAACTACATAACCTATAAGATACATCATAGTAGAAGGATACGGCGTTGAGCAGGTGCGTATGTATAATATGGAAGCTCGGAATTGGCAAAAAAAGACTTTGTTAAATCCTATGCAGATGAAGGTAAAAAAGAGTATGTGAAGATAATGGAGTTTCAAAAAAGGTATCCAGATTTCCCAATCTCTATATGCGAATTTTTCTTGCGAATGTCTTTGACTTGTGATTATGATAAAAAGAGACACCTAAACCATAGTGCCATACGAAGAGGTCTTTTTGTTATAAAAGATTTTGAAACCTCATGCAAACTAGCAGATATGGTAATGGCTTATAAACCCTTTTGTGAAAACCAGAGTTCACCAATATACAGGAGAAGGGAGTTTGTAGCAGCTATTATAAAGCTATATCGATGTGAAGACTTTGACAATGAGCTCGTATTAAAGAAAATAAAACTCAATCCCCGTGCTTTCACTCCATGTGTAAATTCCGATGATTATATCAGAATGATCGAAGATATAGTGAATTTCAGAAGTAGGAATAAGGTGAGATTTAATGTATATTCAAAATAGCAATAAAGGCAGTAAATATCGCTGATTCTCTCACAGTAGAGTTTAAGAAATATATTTATATATTTCATTTCTTAAATCTTGCTACCTGAAAGGAGTGTCAGCGATATTACTGTATCTGTATCAAATTTGCCGCTCAACGGAGAATGCAGGAAAACACTAAAACTGGCGAATATAGTAGATTAAACAAATTTAGTCTTAAAAGTATATGAAATTCATTCACTTTTACTATTTTTGAAAAAAAATCGTATGAAGTAATGCGAAACATGCCTATGGACGAAATTAAAATTTTTGAGAATGAGCAATTCGGAAAAGTAAGAATTGCAATGAGTGAGAGTAACGAGCCATTGTTTTGCTTGGCAGATGTGTGCAGTATTATAGGCATTACTAACGCAAGAAATGTCAGGTCAAGACTTGAAGAAGATGATGTCCGCCAAATGGACACCATAGATTCGTTAGGTAGAAATCAACAAGTTACATTTATAACAGAAAGCGGTTTATATGATGTGATAATTCGTAGTGACAGCGAAAAAGCAAAGCCGTTTCGCAAATGGGTGACAAGTGAAGTTCTCCCTTCTATCCGAAAACATGGCGTATACCTGACAAACGAAACACTTGAAAAGGCTCTTTTATCTCCAGATTATTTAATTAAACTTGCTACCCAAATTAAAGAAGAACGCCAAAAGCGCATTGAAGCGGAAAAAAAAGTAGCTGAAGCCGCACCGTCAGTTGCATTTACGAATGCGGTTCAATCTTCTAATACTTCTTGCTTGATTGGAGAACTTGCTAAATTAATTGCTCAGAACGGTTATCCAATCGGAGAAAAGCGGTTATTCGCATGGCTGCGTGAAAACGGATATCTTGGGAAACATGGTGAACGGTACAATATCCCCAATCAGCAATATATTGAACAAGGATTATTTGAGTTGAAAAAAGGAGTACGGTCTGGTAATGGTGGCGTATTACATACCACTATAACACCGAAAATAACCGGAAAAGGACAAGTATATTTTGTAAACAAATTCCTTAGAAATCAATAATAAATACACAGTGTGAAGATGCACTGCACAATTATACAATCATGGACGAAATAACCGCTATATTAAACAGTGCCCGACCCGTTGATAATATTATCAATGACTTAAAAAGAAAATCCGTTTGTGTTCCTTCATGGGAATTTCTTATTAAAGCGTATGAACCATCATTCCATGAAATAGCCAAAGATACTATAACACGAAAAGATAAAATACGCAAAGACGGGACAAAAGAAGAAGCATCACGCATTTACATTGGCCTTGAAAAGCTACTTACAAAGCGTATGACTGAGTTCATGTTTGCCATTCCTGTAAAACGTATCTACCACAACACAGAAGGATTTGAAGTCCGCCAACAGATAGCAAAGGCTATAGAGGCAATTTACAAGTATGCCCGAATCGATACAGAAAATATTAAACGTGCAAATGCGTATTTCGCCTCATGCGAAATTTTCACAATTTGGTACGTAGTAGAAAAGCCCAATACATTATATGGTTTTAATAGTAAGTATAAGCTAAAATGCAAGACATACTCGCCAATGGAGGGAGTAAAACTATATCCATTGATCGACGAGCTTGACGATATGCTTGCAATGTCCTTTGAATACACCAAAAAGGTAAAGGACGAAGAAATTACTTATTTTGAGACATACACATCGGACAAACATTATAAATGGAAACAAAATGGTAAAGGTTGGGAACCTGTCGGTACTGTTGAACAAATACGATTAATGAAAATACCCGGTGCATACGCATTTAGACCTGTACCTATATACCACGGATTAACTCGTATTCGAAAAGAATTGGAATATACACTTTCTCGTAACTCCGACGTGATTGCCTATAATTCAGCACCAATTTTGAAAATAGCCGGAGGTATAAAAGGTGGAGAAGATAAGGGAGAAAGCCGTAGAGTTTACCGTGTGGAATATAATGGAGACGTATCGTATGTATCATGGTCGCAATCTATCGAAGCATTGAAGTATCACGTGGAAACCCTGCTTAAACTCTATTGGATGCAATCGCAGATGCCGGACGTTTCTTTTGACAACATGAAGTCTTTGGGGAACATAGGTTACGATGCCAGACAAATGCTTTTGACTGACGCCCACTTAAAGGTTGGAGACGAAAGCGGCTCATGGATTGAGCTTTTCGAACGTGAGGCAAGTGTCATCAAAGAATTTTTGAAGCACATGAACACATCATGGGCAAGCGAAATTGATAATATAGAGATTGAACATATCATTACCCCCTTTATACAACAAGATGAAGATGCCACAGCAGATCGCTTATTGAAACTTAATGGCGGAAAACCAGTCATGTCTCAGCTTGAATCTATCCAACAGGCAGGTTATAGCAATGACGCGCAGGCTACATTGGAACAGATACGGCAAGAGGAGACTATCACTTCACAAAGCAGGGTCGACAATATATTCGGATAGTCAGCAATTTAAATACTGAAACATTATGAGAAAAAGAATATCAATGTGGCTCATTAAGTTATCTTATAAAATCAATCCACAAGAAAGATTGAGCAATATTGAAAGTGTTGATAACTACGAAGCAAGGAAGCTTGGCGTCTGCCTTGTCCTGACTAAAAAAGAAATCAAGGATTACCGAAAGAAGAATAAAGTTGACGAAGGGTGGTCCAACCGTAAGGCTGTTGAAATGCTTGTCTGTGAAACCAAGAATGAGATACGCAAGTCAATCATCAACTCCATCAATCAAAAAGATTTGATTGAATATACAGTCTGCAAGGTTGGGGACGAGATCCATGTGAGAGGTGAAATCAAAGTGTACATCAAGAAAGAACAGTAAAATGAAAGTTCCAGTTGATAATATGACTTTCGCTGAAAGTGAATACCACCGTGGAGATAAAATTTGGACAGCCCAAACACTCTATGACTTTGCAAAAGTAAAAGAATACCCTATACTTGATATGCCCTTATGGAATATTGACTTGACAGCAGAGCCGTTTGAGTGTAATCAACTTCATAGTTTTATATTTCAGTGCAAACGGGTGAATCAATGTTCTCTTGAATATCCTATTATTCTTGATGATGTAGGACAAATCGCCGATGGATACCACCGCTTATGTAAAGCAATACTAGAGGGTAAAGAAACAATTAAAGCTATTCGTTTATTGGAAATGCCAGCACCTGACAGGGTTGAAAATAAATAATACGCAATGGCAAAGCCAAAAACTCCAAATCAGAAACGCAAGTACGGCGAGCTGAATAAACGGCTCGCCAAATACGTCATGCTTGTGGAATCCATATACGAGGATTTGAATTTAGAGGCGGCTAAAATAGTCGGAATTACCGATTTTACCATTGATAGTGATAGGCCGTTTATGTGGTCGGATTATCCCCAAACAAGAAAACGGATAAGAGACTTACAAGAAAGGTTCGTTGAGGACATCGGAGCCGTAATATATAGTGGCACTTCTGAAGAATGGAAAAACAGCAACGAAGTTCAAGATCTTCTTGCCAACAAAGTATTGCAAACTTATGGCGCAACCATAGGAAAGGAGAAATACGAAATCCTATACCAGCCCAATAATGATGCATTGAAAGCGTTTCAGCAACGTAAGGATAAAGGATTTACCATATCAGATAAGTTGTGGAATCAATCGACTCTGTATAAACAGGAACTTGAAGAAGCCATATCATGTGCCATTCAGAAAGGTACGAGTGCAATTACATTAAGTAAGCAAATCTCCAAATATCTGCTCGATTTTCCGCAACTACAAAAAGATTACAAGGAAAGGTTCGGAAAAGCTTCACGGGCAATGGATTGCGAGTATCGTTCTATCCGTTTGGCTGCTTCCGAAATCAATATGGCATACCGCCAAGCAGAAAACCTACGCTGGCAACAGATGGACTTCGTGGTGGGATATGAAATCAAATTAAGCAACAACCATACTTGCAACGGAAATCCTTTCCAAGACATTTGCGATATACTAGCCGGGAAGTACCCGAAAGACTTCCAATGGACCGGTTGGCATCCCCTTTGCCGGTGTTACAAGATACCCATTCTAAAAACCGAAGAAGAATTTTGGGAATGGGACGGTCGGAATGAAGCCACGACAGCAAGCGTGAACGAAGTTAAAGACGTACCGGACGCTTTCAAAAAGTGGATAAACGAAAATATACAGCGAGCAAAGAGTTGGGACAGCGCACCTTATTTTATTCGTGATAATGATAAATATATTCGTGAGGACTTTAAGGTAAATGTTTATAACAAGACAGAGAAAACCTTTGTTCGAAAGCGCAGGACAAATCTTGCTATGAGCCGTGTAGAGTATTACAACAAGATCTATCCGCATATTCCCGAAGTGCAGCAGGCTGCGGTCAATGCCTATACCCAAGCCATCTCCTCTGGCAACAAGTGGGCTACCAGTCGTGAAATTAACCGCCGTTTACGCAATGGAACGGAAGATGAATATGTGGACGTGGCAAGCCGTCTGATAAGTCAAGCCTTATCAAGGCTCCCCAAATATGAAGGTGTTGTTTATCGTGGAGAGACCATGAGCATAAAGAAACTTCAAGAACGGTTCCTTGACCATATCGGCGATGTAGTGTCCGATAAGGGTTTCATTTCGTCCAGCCTTTACATGGATACACCTATGAAGTTCATATCACATGCCGGAATACCCAAGAGTCACAAGCGTGTAATCTTTGAGATACAAAGCAAAAACGGACGCAATATCAGCAAAATATCAGAATTTAATGGTATATTTACACTTGAAAATCAACATGAAATTCTGTTTGACAAAGGAACTAAGTTCTTGGTTAAGAAACGTAGGATAGAAGGAGATGGCACTTATAGAATAATACTTGTAGAGCAATGAAGAAGAAATATAAAATAATCGGCGAAACGGAAAAAACCGTTACTTTTATCTATGGCGGTACAGAATGCTGCTATGCCAAATCCTGTTATTCTTCTATCGAGGAAGTAATTAAAGAGATTGATGAGGAAAGGAAACAAGAAAAAGAAGTAATCAAGCATATCGAAGCCCAGCGTGCTACTATGACACCCGAAGAACGCACCGGCTGGGACGAGGCCGACCGTGCCGTGTTTGAGCGTTGGCAAGATGAAGCCAATACTAATATGTACCTTGACGGCATTATCGATGAAGATGAAGACCCAGATTTCAATCCATTCAGGAAAGACGATAAATAGTGGCAACCATGAAGCAAATCAAACTATCAAAACAGGAGAAGCAAGTGTTGCGTTTAATCAGCAGCGGGATTGTCTGCCCAAACACTTATCCGCACCATATATTCATTTCGTGCGTAGACTCGTTGGAAAGATTAGGTCTTGTCAAAGGTCTATGGAACGAGGGGCATGAACTTGAAGATGTCCGCATAACGAAATATGGAAAAATTTATCTTGCCACCAATCCTAACTTGCGCAATCCCATAGACTGGAAATGGATTATAACTACCGTCATCGCAGTAGCAAGTGCCATATTCGGCGCTATGGCCTTGTTTGTGGCTTGCTCGATAAAATACGGATAATTCCTTTGATTTAAAGAATTGATGTTTGTACAACTCTAATTTGGCATTTGTTTACACACGTCTATTTTGAGGCATATAAAAAGCGGTGAGATTAATTTTTCATCGCTTTCTTTTCACCTTTTCTGTTACAACTTTTGGGGGCACTTCATTATTTGCATATATTGTAATTGTGCATTAAACGGAATTTCGCCTTAGGATTCACTGCCTTAGGAAATCGTATAATAGCCCTCAAAGGTTAATAATATTGAATTATGTATGAAATTCATACACTTTCAAGATTCCATGCTCTAATTTTGTGCACAATAATTAGCATTACCTCGTAAAATTCAATACTTTTGTAATGCTTACATGATAATGGTAAACCATTTCGCAGGGCAAGCGGTTAATTTGCTCAATAGAAAGTTGGGCTTTTTTTATGCCTATACTTTTATATATTGGCGGTTGCCTATACGTAGATATTTCGCTCTGTGGAGTGGAACCCATTATCTGTAAGCAGCGTATATGGCAGCCGCTTTTTATGTTTGCCTATAACATATCTTTAAATGCTTACAGATATGCAATCTAACATTCAAATTTTTAATTCACCTAAATTCGGTGAAATCCGTACTGCCGGTACAAGCGATGATCCTAAATTTTGCTTAGGTGATTTATGCAGATGTCTTGGATTATCATCAAAAGGCGTAAATCAGAGACTTAGTAAGGAGGTAATTTCAACTTACCCCCTTGAAACAACAGGAGGCATACAACAAATGTTATTCGTTAATGAAGACGGAATGTATGATGTTATTCTTGATAGTAGGAAGCAAGAAGCAAAATCATTTCGCAAATGGATAACAAGTGAAGTCCTTCCGTCAATCCGAAAGACAGGCGGCTACATCTCCACCAAGCAAGAAGACACACCAGAAGAAATCATGGCACGTGCACTAACCATTGCACAAGCCACTCTTGCCAAAAGAGAAGAACGATTAAAACAGCTCGAAACTGAAAATGCCCAGAAACAAATTATCATCGAGAGAAAAGACGAGGAAATATCCATAAAGGACGATACTATAAAGGTCCTCGCCCCCAAAGGTAAATGTTACGATGAAATCATGTCGAGTGAAGGACTTGTGACGACAAACATGATAGCAGCATTCTTAGGTGTATCGGCTATAAAGCTGAACAAACTACTATGTGAATGGGGAGTTCAATACAGACAATCTTCTGTTTACTTCCTCACGGCCAAATACCGCAGTAAAGGATTTACCAAACATGTCCCCTACCCTTATATGGATAACGGAGTACAGAAATCAAGAGAGCACATGTATTGGACCGAATCAGGTAGAAAGTTTGTCATTGAATTGTTCAATACCAAACTCTCGGCATAATATCAGCTATAACCATAAAGTTATTATAAATCCAAAGGGGCGGTTTATCCGCTCCGGGTTACCCTACCCTAATAGGGTGCTTTTATATGTTTGTTAAATTATAGACGGGGCAGCCGCTTGTGAAAGTAAGCTATCCCACCGGTAGCGGACGTGTCCGGGAGGATTCCCGCTATTCCTAACATCGTTAAACAATAAACTTTTTTTATATGGAAACAACCGAATTAAAACAAGATGAGCAGACAGTAGAAGTAATCGAACATCGTAGCGTCGATACCATGCGTAACGCAGTCATCAGTGGACAGACAAGGGAGTTATTAATCATGTTGGCAGGATTGCGAGATATAGAGAACTCTTTTTGCAACTGGAAGAACAAGTACGGAATTGTATCAGATAATGATACAGATCACTTTATACAACTAACAACCCAATGCGGAACCTTGATACAGGAAAGTATCATTAAGTCTATAAATGACAATTTAGGCCGATTGGATTTTAAGGCGATATGAAACGAAATATTTTGAACATTAACATAAGAGATACCGATGTTTATAATATATCGGATCCCAATTTCCTGAACATCTCCCCTCCGAGCTTTCATGCCGGGTGGAGTAAGACGAACGACAAGCCGAGAGAGAAATTTTTCTAAAATAGAATAAAAACAGATACGATTGTTTGCTAATTTGGAAACAAATTATTGTCTTTGTAAATATAACAAGAAACGATATGGACGGGCATACGATAACCATAATACTAAGCGATGAGGCGAACAGTTTTGTAAGGCAGCAGCCATTCAAGGCACAGCAGAAGATAGCGTAAATATTCGTAGAGTGCAGAGTGGTCTAATAGAAAAGGACGTTTTCAAGAAATTGGAAAACTCTGATATATGGGAGTTACGGACGCTTTTCAACGGAATTTGTTACCGTCTGTTTGCTTTCTGGGACACCAAGAAAGGGGCTTTGGTAGTGGTTACTCACGGGATAGTGAAAAAGACGCAGAAAACCCCTAAAAAGGAGATAGAAAAGGCAGAGAGAATAAGGAAAGAATATTTTAATGATAAAAAGTAACAGATATGGCAAAGATGAATTTCACACCAGCAGACAAATTGATAGATGATGTATGGGGAAAGGTGGGCACTCCCGAAAGGGACGCTATGGAAGCTCAACTCAAAGATGATTTGCAGTCTTATTACATTGGAGAGGCTATCAAGGCAGAAAGGCTCAAACAGAACCTCACACAGGAGGAATTAGGCAAAAAAGTAGGCGTGAAACGCTCTCAAATTTGTAAGTTGGAGAGCGGTAAAAGTTCTATAACCCTTTCCACGATGAGTAGAGTATTCCAAGCTTTGGGAATTACAACGGCCACCCTTGATTTGGGAATAGGCGGAAAGGTTGCTTTGTGGTAAGCATATAAAGCAGGACCCATAATGAGGAGGACGCAAAACGCCCTCCTTTTTTGTCTCCTTATACTTTAAATTTAGGTCGTGATTAGGTAATAAATAAACTTAAACGAGTTACAAATGAAATCATTGCTTCATTCATAATCTTTAATTCAAATCCAGACAATACTATCCTACAATTGAGAGATACCGGCTTAAAGATTCTATTTCAGCCCGTATAACGACCTTTTGGAACTCTGCCGGATTGTTCTCCGTATGAGAGGCTTCCAGTGCCTTGTAATAGCTTATTTTGTCCTCGTTGCTGCCTTTGAGATTTACCAGCGTATAACCGTTGCGGAGTAAGTATAGATTCATCAGAAGCCGAGATGTGCGCCCGTTCCCGTCTATAAACGGGTGTATTCGTACCAACTCATCATGAAGATAAGCCGCAATGAGCACCGGGTGAATGCCCTGCTCCTCCATTCCGGAAAACCTTGTCATAAAAGCCTCCATTTGTGGTTGTATCAAATACGGCTGTGGAGGGACATGTGTACTTCCCGAAATCATAACAGGCACGCCCCGATAACGTCCGGCATTCTCTCTGTCTATGCCATGTAGCACAATAGCGTGTATTTCCTTGATTGTGCGCTCCGATATTTCCATACCTCCCTTTGCAAAGTCCTTTATGTAGTCTATCGCTTCAACGTGGTTAATCGCTTCAAGGTGTTCCCGCATTGACTTTCCGGCGATAGTAACCCCCTCGTTCACTACTAACTCCGTTTCTTGCAGTGTGAGCGTATTTCCCTCGATCCGGTTGCTTTCATAGGTGTATTCAATGGCAAACGCATTCTCTATCTTTTGCAGGGCATCCGGTGGTAATGGGCGCAGCCCCAACAAACGGGCTTTCAACGTGTCGCATTGAAGTAATAGCTTTGTTATTTCCTCGTTCATGGCTTAATCTTTTGACTCAATTACCTTTAACTTCGCTCCACATTTAGGACACGTCAATACAGTAGTATCGCTATTGGGGCGTACTTCTTCTGGTGATATAAACAATTCCCATATATCAACTCCTAAATTAGAAGCAATTGAAGTAAGAACTTTAATCGAAGGATTCCCTGATATATGTTGGTTCAATGCACTTTGGCTAATTCCCATTCTTTCGGCTAACTCTTTTGTAGTTATACCTTTTTGCTCAATAATATCTCTTATTCTCATACCCTAAAAGTTATTTCTGTTACAAAAGTCGTTTTTTTATTAGTATATACAAGCTATATCTTGTATAAATAAAGTTAAATACAAGATAAATCTTGTTCAAACTATTGTATATACAAGCTATATCTTGTATCTTTATATCATAAAACTAAAACAAAGATATGAAAACGAAAATCAACAAATCGCAACTCTTCAAAATGGCATGGTCAATGTATAAACGCTCTATCTCGGTTCTCGGCCGTGAGTTCTGCCAGTCATTCAGTGCTTGTTTGAGGAACGCATGGTTTAAGATGAAAGCGGAAGCCCGCAAAGCCGAAAAAGAAGCCCGCCGGTTAATGAGAAAGTCGGAATCCGAACAAAAGCCCGAATCGGTTGTATTCGACGCAACAATGGAAAGAGGTATAATAGAGTATTACAGAAACCAAAGCGGGCGTTATTGTGGAGATTAATACACCAAATACACGTGCTCTTCCAAAACAACAAGAGCGGTGGCCCGGCTATATCACTGTGGAAACAAAAGCCGGGTCACTTTAATAAAAACCAATAGATTAAACCTATTGTCCGTGATACTCCATTTCATTCATATTTCATTTCAAGTTACCAAAAGTTAAACTCTTGATTATGAGCAAAATAAGGCTGTAAATATTTGGTTAACTCTCTGATAATGAGTATCTTTACAATACTAAAACAAACAACATTACTAACAATTAAAAGACAAAGAGCAATGAAAGCGACAATCGAATTAACAAAAAGGACAGATTTAGAAGAAGTCATTAATAGCAATGATATTGATGCAATAAAGTCTTTGATAGAACGCAAAGAGATTTCGTTAAAAGAGGCAGAAGAAAATGCAGCATTCTATGAAAGTATCTGTAATGAGGACTTTGCAAGCAATGAAAGGCAGAGAGCTAATAGGCTTATTCGAGATATAGAAAAATTAAAGTTAGCAATTTAATACATAAGAGCAATGAACACATATTACAAGTTTGCGCCAAACGTATTTTTGGCAAAGTGCGAAGAAAAGCACGAAAGAGGTGAGGAAATTCTAGTTACAACCAAGTATGGAAAAGAGAATGAAAGTATCGTTTTTAATCTGATATTTGAGCGTGACGGATTCTATTATTACTCCATCGTAAGGGCTGACGGATTCAACGTACAAGAATGGGCAAAACGTAGAGCCGAACGTAGACGTGAATGGTCTGTATCAGCAAATAAAAAAAGTCATGAATATTTCGAAAAGTCAAATAAGGACAGAGATTTTCTTTCACTTGGAGAACCTATTAAAATAGGACATCATAGCGAAAGACGACACAGAAAAGCAATAGCGGATGCTTGGAGAAACATGGGTAAAAGCGTTGAATTTAGCGACAAAGCAACAGAACATGAAAGAGAAGCCGAATACTGGGACAAGCGTGCTACAACCATCAACCTATCTATGCCGAAAAGTATTGACTTTTATGCGCACAAGCTGGAAGAAGCCAAAGAATATCATGAAGGTGTAAAGTCAGGCAAATATCCACGTGAACACTCTTACACTCTTACTTATGCCAAAAAAGCAGTAAATGAAGCTCAAAAGAATTATGATCTTGCAGTAAAATTATGGGGGGTAATAAGTGACGAATAATCATTGTTAAATCTAACGGATAAAAATCGTATGCTGTCATCGATATTTTACAATCATTGGATAATGCGAAAACTTTCTGCTCATATCTTGACAAGGACAATTTAAGGAATGAGTTAGAAGATATGATTAAACGATTCATTAAACGGACAGAAAAGAAAATCAATGATAATTTCTAAATCACAGATTATGACACATAAAGAAGCCCTAAAACAATTAGAAAAGTACTGTCATGCTAATCGAATGCATCTAACCGCTTCGTCATTCTCTTATGGGTATTATGCGTTCGTAATACACGACGAATCATTTACCGGGGATAGAGTAATAGAAAGGGGCATTCCATGTCACAGGATAAGCGGGTATCTGAAACCCACAGAATTGTTGATATGGATTGATGGGTATCATGCAGGATTGCAAAATTCAAAACTAAATAAAGGGAATATAGAATGAAATACAAATTCAGAATAATCGAAACCTACTCGAAGGTAGTGGAGGTAGAAGCAGAAAACATGGATTCCGCTCATGAGAAAGTAGAAGAAATGATAAACACAGAAGAAATCGCCCTTACTGACGATGATTTTGAAGACATCGAAATTTACCCTTATGGAAACCAAAACAAGTAAAGCTATATCCCTACTCCACTCCGGCTATTTGAAAGAAGCATTAGCTATATTCTCTACTTTTCGAGTTGGTTTCTCCAAAGAAGAACGTAGAACATTGAAGATAGCACATGAATGTCTTTCAGGCAATGCCGGGTTTTATCGACAACTCGGAATTGATACCAGCGCAGAGGTGGAGAAAAGCAAGTCAATTTTGATTGCTAAATACCTGTAAATCAAAAAAGTTAAACAAAGTTTAAGCGCATGAAATAAAAGATATAACTCATTGGTATTCAATATATTATTTATATCTTTACATATCAAAAATAACCACTTAAACAATAAGAGCAATGAATAGAGTACAACAAATGACAGCAGAATTGAATCAGATACTACACTCTGACACCTACCAGTTCGAAATCGATACCGAAGATTATGTTTTCGGATTCAAGAAAACCATAAGAAAGCGTACTAAAAATTTAGCAAAAGCTATTCAATTACAAGTTAAGCTAGCTAATGACTGCGGGCGTTTCCTATCCGATACGGTTAGAATAGTAGCCGTAAGAATATATAAGAACGGTGAGTTAAGAAAAGAACTCCGTGCAGAAGAAATAACATCAACGTATAACGGATAAAATACAGAGCAATGGAAATATCAAAGAAATTAACAAGCAAGGAGAGTTTTGCTATTCTACACGAAATAGAAAGTCGCAAATATCCCGGCGGTATAAAATTCTCAGATTGGCAAGAGCAAAAGGGAAAAGCGAAGTTGGACGCAATCAAAAATCTCGTACCCGAAGTTGGACTTGGCTGTACGGTCTGCTATTACTCGGATAAACGAGCGGCAACAGTTACTAAAATTATTTCTCCATGCAAGATTGAGGTTACTTTCAATCAAACCAAATGTATAGACTATTATGCCAGCGAATATGAAGTCCTACCAGAATTGGAAGGAGCACCAAAAGTGTTCACCAAAAGAAGGAATGGATATTGGGTAGCAGAAGGGCAGCATTACAAAGATGGAGTTCTGCTTATGTTGCATTATCAAAATCACTATATAGATCCACATTTTTAGCATTAAAAGCAATGAAAGCAAATAAAATTGTGTTTCTATACCAGCCTTGTATGGTAATTATATGTGAATCAATAGAGACCCCTAATTCCACAGACCCAGAAACAAACGATTTGAGGGAATATGCTAGAATAGTGAGGTTTTCATATGAAACAAAATTTTTCCCTGAGTTTGAGTTTCTTCCTGCCGGTTCAATCGAATGGACTAAACATGCAGATATGCTTAGTAAAAAACAGAGAGACAGCATAGAAAGATGTTCCCAGCGATTGCGATATGAAGACAAAGATCGGATTGATTATTTCGCTAAGCTAAAAGAAACGAGTATCAAATCACATAAATCATGAGCAATGAGAACAGCAACATTGAAAGAGCCATATAAAGGCTATAGAAACATAATTCTAATCGAATATTGGCCGAACATACATAAATGGGAAGTCGAGATTTGTGGAAGTGGTAAACATATTTTTGTATATGAAGAAGAATTTGAGGAGGATTAAGCCATGACATACGAAGATTTGAAAGAAGAAGATGTTAATAAGATGCGGAATCTTAATCGCAAGAATCACTACTGTCTATCTTGCAAAGAATTGGAATCACTTGCCAAGAAACATCAAAACCATCGCAAAATTGGTGATGAATATACCTGTTTACTTATAGAATATCGATTAACTGATATAAATTTCCATACCGAAGCGTCATTGTTACACGCTGGAGAATATGAAAAAGTCATAGAAATAATAAAAACGTGGTAGTTTAGACAATTTTAGCACTAAAAGTGCATGAATTTCATATACTTTTTATATATTTACACCGTAAAAAGAACAAAAAAATGAAGATTTTTACATCGTATTTCGGGAATAGCCGAAAATTGAAAGAAGCTGGAATTAAAATTATTTGCGTAGCCATTGGTAAACCCAGATTTATAGCTGGTATTCCACAAATGCTGAATGTTTGCCCGACTCGTTATATGGTAAGTGGACCTTGTTCCCACGATGAATACCTAAAACTTTACGACAGAATATTGGCAAGCCAAGATGCGAACCAAGTCGTGAAACAAATTGAAATGTTAAGCGGAGGAAAAGACGTTGCTCTTTGTTGCTACGAAAAACCGGGTGATTTCTGCCATCGCCATATTTTGGCAAAATGGATCACAGAAAATACTGGTATTGAAATCACAGAGTTCGGAGTAGTTGAGAAAAAGGAACCTAAATACGAACAAGCAAATTTATTTTGAGTATGAGAAGGATTAAGTTTAGAGGGAAGCGCATTGATGGTAAGGGATGGATAAGAAATTCTTATACGCTTGTTCAAGATGGAGATGGAACTTGGTTGCACGATAATGACGTTGAAAAAATAGACGAAAATACTCTTGGGCAGTTCACCGGCTTGTGTGACAAGAGCGGGAAAGAAATATATGAGCATGATTTAGTTGAATGTGCTGGCGTATTATGTGAGGTAGTGTATAGTGATAAAATCGGTTCTTTTGTGCTATTAGAAGTTCTGTCTCAAAATCTTGGGAACAAACCAATAGGACAAATGATAGATATGTTCGGAATTAGATATGCAGGTAATATTTATGACAATCCCGAATTATTAGCCACCCGTCAATAGCGTTTGATGGGGTGCTGTCAAATTTGCCAAGCAAGCGGTGGTTTGACAGCATAGGCATTTGCGGAAATAGCTCATCGGTAGAGCGTTGGCATTCCAGCCAAAGAGTGGGGTTCGATTCCCTGTTTCCGCTCAACCCTTATAGTAGCGATAAGCAAAAGCAAGAACATTAAAGCTTGTGCAGTTTACGGGGTGATAGTAATTGCTATCTGACACGACTGAAAGAAGCCGAAGAATTGCATAAGTGTTCTTGCAAGTAGCTTGGATTTGTGTTTAGTCCTGTCGGGAATACGCTTGGCAGACTTAGCACAAAATGTATATGAAGTTATATACAACTTAAATATATGGACGAAAAAACGATAACAAATCCTTTAAATCAAGGACAAGAGAACTCTAATGATCCTATCAAAATTACAGTGTTAGGGTGTGGTAATGTAGGTGTAGCCATAGCAGCAGATTTATCTATTGGCGGACACGACGTTTCTTTGATTAAAACCTCCCACTCGAAAGAATCAGTTTTTTACAAAATCCGTCAGAACAATAACCGTGTATTGCTGAAAGAGAACTGTAGTTATAGAACTGCTGTAATCAATGAAGTATCTCATGACATTAGCAAAGTAACAAAAGCTGATGTCGTCATTGTGACAATTCAAAGTACCTATCACGAAAATCTTATCGAGAGAATAAGCAAGTTTCTCAACGGGAGCCAGATTGTAATTTGCATTTGCAGTTATATGTCATCTTTCTACTTCAAAAAGCACTGTTCTTCAATGCCAGTCATAGTGGAAACTGCTGGCCCATATCTTGAAGGACGAATAGAAGAAGATGATGTCCCCGGAGAAGTCGTATTCCGGGTTGGGTGCAGGCTTACAAGAAGCCCATTGTCTATCTTCCAAAAAGAAATAGCAGGGGAGTGTATGGATAGAATCCGTCAACTATATAAAGGTTTCAGCAACGAATACTCAGTATTGGAATCCGCATTACTCAACCCTAATATGGTTTTGCATACCGTTGGATCCATAATGAGCATTCCAAGAATAGAATACAGCAAGGGAAACTTCTGTATGTATAGGGAAGCATACGCCCGTGGTAATGATGCGACCTTTAAGGTTATGCTGGATTTGGATAAAGAGAAACGCAAGGTTTTAGAACGATTAGGTTGTAATCCTATCGATATTTTTGTCGCAGGAGGTTTTCTCGGTGACCCTATAAAGAGTTTTTACGAATACTCTGAATCCAAAGATAGGGCGATAAGTCCTACTTCAGTGCGTTCAAGATACATCACGGAAGATGTTTCACAAGGTCTTATCCTGTTGGAAAGCATTGCCAAAAGAATAGGCGTAGACGTTCCCATTACAACATCTCTCATCAATATTTCAAGTGTAGCTTTAGGAGAAGATTTTAGAGAAAACGGAAGAACTATCCAGAGATTAGGTTGCGAAAAGTATATAGAAGAACTTTGCGAAACAAGATATGGATATTAGCACAGACATAAAAACACGTACATTTGGTGTCGAGATTGAGATGTGTAATCTTGACCGTAGTAAAGTGTCATTGCCAACAGGATATTCATGGAGTAAGGATGAGGATATTGTTAACACAGACGGGACGTGTAATAAGAGATTTGGTGGCGAAATTAATACTCCACCGCTAAGACTTTGCTTGAAAGATTTGCACGAATTGAAAAGTGTATATGAATCTATGGTAAATGCAGGAGGTGTAATCAAATGGAGCGTCTATACACATGTCCATATCTATGCTGGGGATTTGTCGGTGGAGCAATTAAAAAATATCTTTCTTTTCTTTTATGTATGCTATCCGTTCATCAAAAAGTATGCGAATATCTCAGAATGGGACGAAATGGTTTTCAATCTCATGCCGATTCCTACTGAAAAATATTATAATGGTGTTTTGCAATCCAAAACATTTGACGACATAAGAGAATTATTTACTAACAATTCAAAGAAAGGTTTTATCCGTCACGCAATTAACATATCATCATATTTTAAGACTAAGACTATAGAGTTTCGCACCTATCATGCTACAACAGATTTTTATATGGCGATGAATTGCGTTTACTCTACGTATAGAATGTTTTATTATGCCATAAATCATACGTTGAATGACTTTCAATTACTACATACCTACGAGGAGTTCAAAAAAGTTACCGGACTGAAATACGAAACACCTAAGGAGCTTATTCCGCTACTCTATCAAGGCAACCCATACAATGCGATAGAAACGTTTCAAACAAGACCGATAGCATTCAATTCCAAACAGGCTTCGGCTCTATATGAGGCAATGAAAGAACATGGGCACAAAGAGGTATGCATAGTAAACAGCTTTTTATATAACTATGAGTTGTTTTTCATGGATAAAATGGATGTGTCTATTTTTAGTCAAGACCCATATTGCCATTTGCTGTATTTGCTATCCAATGGAAAAATGTCGCTGACGTATAACAACAGTCTGGAATGGCTGGAGCAGTTCAACAACAAGACACCATCAAGGCAGCTTGCGTTGGCTCTGTATGCAAAGGGCTTGCAGAAGTTCTGTATGAGCCAGTCTGCAAGGAACGATGCTATTCTCGATGCGATAAAGTATAAGGCAAAAGAGTCCATTGAATACACGGAGAAGTCAAGTGAGAGGCTTATGTCGCTGCTTACTACCTGTGAATACCATCGAGGCTCTCTTCAAGAAGCAATTGATGGAAAGAAAGTCATCTATTTTAACTATGGTAAGGATAAGTTCTTAAAGAGGGCGTTCAAGCTGATACGGGAAAACAGTGATATGGAATCGGACATTCCCGTTATAAGGAATGACTATTACGAATTGGTGGAAAGGTTGCCAAAAGACACTTGGTTTTACTTCATCAGCAATAGTCCATACCTTAGTAATATGCACAAAGTTGCTATCTTCAATTCTTCAGGAGGCGAAAGGTGGTCGGCTGGTCGTTATCTTTATTGCAACAAACCTTGCATAAACAGTCAGTCAAACACTTCATACTCATCCAGTATTGATACCGTTGATGAGATAGTTCCGCCTGATGATTTGGGTATAGATAACCCGGATGCTCTAAGGATATTGAAGGTAAAACCGGGTTACTTGAAAGGATTGCAGAAGAAGTATGTCAAGAAAGTGGATTCTGTAAGTTCATCCACATATCCTTTTGTAGTCATGTACGGCAAGTACACGCTGGGTGGTTTTGGATTCACGTTACCACAACACAATGGGTATGATCTGTTTCAACTTACTGATTTTTGCACGAATAATGCAATTCCTAAACTTAGTAAGTTTATTTTGTACTGCATACAAACAAAAGAAGTACAAAGAATATTGAGCCGCTCTATGCACAAGTTAGTGGAGAAGGTTATCAGCTGTGCTTATACCCACAAACCGGTAAGTATGAAATATCGGGGTGTTTATACAAAAGTGAAAGAGCATTGCACATCATCATATCTTGCTTATAGCGGGCAACTTGGTGTGTATTCAAGCTATAAGGAAGTAATAGAAAAGTACCATAAGCTATTAGAAAATGGGCAACGAAAATAGATGGAAATACGATCAGGTGGACATCAGCCTTATAGATGAGGCGGAAATGAACGCCAACGAAATGACTGGAGAGGATTTTGCCGCCCTATGCGATAATATTGGCAAATCCGGATTGAGTAGCGTCCCGTGTTGTTACAAAAAACAAGACGGAAGATTTGTGATGATAAGCGGGCATCACAGATTGAGGGCTTGTAAGAAACTGCGTTACTCCAAGATAGGCATTCTTTATTGCGATGAAGATGAGCTTACGAAAGATGAGATTATAGCAATCCAGCTTTCCCATAACTCCTTACATGGAGAAGATAACAGGAATATCTTGAAGAAATTATTTGAACAAATTCAGACCATCGAGTTCAAGAAGTTCGCCCACATCAACATTGACGAAATTACACCGGTTGATACGAACGGTATAGATATATCCGTGATGAAGGAGACTTTCACTTTCTCCATTATCCTTTACCCAAACTCGTTTGATGCACTAGACAGTCTGTTTGGGGACATAAGGGAGCAGGCGAAGAAAAGCGACATCGTATTGATTGCAGACCATGAACCTAATGAGGAGATGCTGCTTAAGTTGCAGAAAGAAATAGGAGACCAATTCAACATCAAGTCTCCTGCAATATGCTTTTCTAAGCTGCTTGATCTAGCAAAGGAACGTTTAACCGAAATACAGAAAGACAATGATTTGGGTAATAGCGAATCGTAAAGAGGAAGACGGCAGCTTTCCCACGTATAAGTATTATAAGAAAGCCTTTGCCGATGGTAAAATAGACATATTTTGTGCGGATAAGGATGATGATTTCTCTTTTCTCACGAAAGAGGATATTGCTTTTATTCGGGCAAGAGACGAGAACATCAATCAACATGTTAGAAAAGCTCAGGAAAGAATCGGATTTGCGTCCACGCTTGAATCTTCGCAGACTAACTATCTTACTCATGATAAGGAAGCTGTTAAATCCGAATTGTACAAATGTGGTATTCCGTTTCCTCTGACAGTTGGTCCCAATGATGTGGAAAGAGGTTTCGCATATTTCGTTAAACCAAAGTTTGGCGAGAATAGCGTCGGAATAGATTCAAACAGTATATGCTTTACTAAGTCGCAGGTCATAAATAAATGTCTATTTCTTCACAAACAAGGCATAGAACCGATGATAGAACGTTACATTGACGGGAGTGATATAACCACTTCTGTAATATACTCAAAGAAAGATAGCTCTTTAAAGACATACTCTGCTTTTACGAATGCCAATAACACGGATGGCATACAAACGGATGAAACAAAGCGAAATTACAGCTTCAGTGCATCTGCCTGCAAAGATGAATTACTTGACAGAATTGCGAAGAAAGTGTTTGAAGCGGTAGGTGCTAAACATTACCTTAGGATAGATTTCAGAATGTCCAACCAAGTACCATATGTGATAGATATTAATATGATTCCCGGACTTTCTCCCAATGGATATATGGCTAAGTGCATGAAAGAGCATGGCATAGAGTACAATGATTTTATACGAATGGTCGTAAACAGTGCGTTCTAACTGATAATTAAAAACAAATAGAAATAAGCAAATTCAACATTTAAAAACTGTGATATGGCACGATACAAGAAAATCCCGTATGAAAAGGTCGCTGAGGTTTATACTAAGAAAGCTGGTAATATATCATCTACGTGTACTTCTCTCGGCATAGACCGAAACACATTTACCGCATGGCGTAAAAAGTACCCTAAATTGAATCAACTACTGTCAGATGTTGATGAGAGTTTAATCGATTTTTCTGAAAGCAAATTACTTGAACAGATTAACGCAGGCAACCTTACGGCCATCATATTCCATCTCAAGACAAAAGGCAAAAAACGTGGCTATGTGGAAAGCGTTGAGCAAAACGTGAATGTCAATCCATTTGAGAAACTGATGCAAGAATTGCCTGATGATGAGGAATGAGCCATGTACGCAAGGACATACGCTACTTAAAGTCATGGATAGAAGACTGGAATAGGTTTTGCCGTGATGTTTTGAAGGTTCGTTTAGACAGCGAGCAGCAATCTATCATATCCTCTGTCCAGCACAATCCTATGACAGCTGTTGCATCAGGTACAGCTCGTGGTAAGGACTTCGTTGCAGCATGTGCTGCTATGTGTTTTATGTACCTCACTCCACGTTGGAAAGATGGCAAATTATCCAAGAATACAAAAATTGCCATGACTGCACCAACAGCAAGGCAGGTATATAACATCATGATGCCTGAAATCTCACGACTATTTAGAAATGCAGAGTTTTTACCCGGTCGACTTCTATCTGCCGGAATAAGGACTAATTATGAAGAATGGTTCCTGACGGGGTTTAAGGCTGGTGATGACAATACTGAAGCATGGTCTGGGTTCCACGCTGTGAATACAATGTTCGTCGTTACTGAAGCATCGGGTATTTCAGAAGCAACATATAATGCTATTGAAGGTAACTTACAGGGAAATTCCCGTTTACTCATCGTGTTTAATCCCAACATAACTACGGGTTATGCCGCACGAGCCATGAAATCCAATCGATTTGCGAAGTTCCGGTTAAACTCACTCAATGCAGAGAATGTAGTCAAAAGGAAATTAGTCATTCCCGGTCAAGTAGATTATGAATGGGTAAAAGATAAAGTGATAAATTGGTGTTCTCCCATTCAGAAGGCAGATTTTAATGAAGGAGAAGGTGATTTTAAGTGGGAAGATGGTCTATACCGACCTAATGACCTTTTTCGTGTCAAGGTACTTGGTATGTTTCCAAAAGTCTCCGAAGATGTACTTATTCCGTATGAATGGATAGAGATTGCAAATGATAATTGGAATCGATTACAAGAAGAAGGTTTTACACCGTCTAAATCATGTAAGATTGGTTCTGATGTTGCTGGTATGGGTCGAGATGAAAGTGTACTTTGCCCTCGATACGGAAACTATGTCCCTAAATTTGAAGTTCACCAATCTGCTGGAAAAGCGGATCACATGCATGTCGCAGGAATGCACATCATATATCTTTCTGACAAAAAATCCAAAGCGTACATCGATACAATAGGAGAAGGAGCTGGAGTATATTCTCGACTGGAAGAACTCGGATATAGGAATGTTTATTCTTGCAAGTATTCCGAGAGTGCAAAAGGCTTGCATGACCTTACCGGACAATATGAATTTGCCAATATGCGAGCTTACTGCTATTGGTCTTTACGTGATTGGCTTAACCCTAAGAACGGTTTTGGGGCGGCTATTCCCCCTTGTGACAAACTCATGGAGGAAGCAACCGAAACACACTGGAAGTTCCAAAGCGATGGACGGATTATAATTGAACCGAAAGAAGAAATCAAGAAACGTATCAAACGTTCGCCAGACTATATGGATGCACTTGCTAATACATTTTATCCATTTGACTATGATTTTATTAGTGACGAAGAATTACTAAAAGACTTTTTATGATCGCTATAAACCTCTATCTTTGCATCGAAGACTGTCTTATTATTTATTAATAATTGCAGTTTTCATTGCTCTTATGTACGCCGGCTTGTGAAAGTCGGCGTTTTTGATATTACAATATCCAAGTTACCAAAAGTTAAACTCTTGATTATGAGCAAAATAACGCTGTAAATATTTGGTTAACTCGCTGATAATGAGTATCTTTACAATACTAAAACAAACAACATCACTAACAATTAAAAGACAAAGAGCAATGAGTACTGTAGATAAATCAAAAATTAAAGCATTTTTCTCTGACATCGAAAAAATGCTTACGGTAAATGGCGATTACATTTTAGTAGATGATAATATGGAGCTTCAAAGCTGGTGTATTTACACCGTAAAGAATGGTAAGCTCTATGATAACATATCTTTCGATATGGAGCCAAGAGCCTATAATAAAGATGATTTTAATGATCTTAAAGATTATTCAGAGGGTATGCAATTCGCTTTACTTACTAAACAATTTGAATCTTATTATCCTGATTAACAAGTAAAATAAGAGTAATGAAACATTCAGAAGAACAAATAAAAGAAATAATGTTAGCCTTATACGAACAACTTGGCAGACATAGATTTGTAGTTATGACAGGATCAAAATTTACCGGTTACATGGAGAATGAATCTGGTGACCTAGAGCAGGTTATTAAATTGAGCAAAAATAAATCTGGCGCAGATAAATTAATTATTACTTATGAAGAAGGTAAAGATACTTATTCTATGAGATTCATCAAATCCCCGAAATTAAACAAAAAGACTTTTTCTTTTTCCGAGGCCAAAGAGGTCTTCTTTTTGAGTGATATTTATGCTGAACAGTTGCAAGAAGTGTTTACACAAGTGACAGGCTTATATACTCATCTTTAAACATAAAATCGATGAAAGCAAACAATCCTAACTACAAATTCGAAATAGCATAAAATACATAAGAGCAATGAAAAAGAAAGCAGTAGAATACAGCATAACAGCAAAAAAACAAGATTTTGAGGTTGTCAAAGTTTATTCTTCTATAGACTCTGCTAATTTCGCAAGAAAGTTCTATCATGAAGATATTCTTATTTACGAAAGTGCATTCATTATATTGATGAACAAAGCCTGCAATATAACCGGGTATGCTAAAATCTCTCAAGGAGGAATATGCAGCGCATTAGCTGACAAAAGATTGATTGCCAAATATGCTATTGATACCCTCTCTACTAATGTCATATTCGTTCATAATCACCCAAGCGGTAACAAAAACCCTAGTAATGAGGATATAAAAATGACTCACTCCCTTAAAAATCTATTAGATATATTTGATATAAAATTATTAGACAGTATTATTCTAACTGAAAATGATTATCTTTCAATGAACGATGAATGCCTTATATAGTATCTCAGCTGCAACCTCACACGCAATTTTCAGATTCACTGATGAAACAATCTTTGCCATTCTCAATAGAATAACTGGATAATAACGCAAATTCACTTCCACTTGCCTTTGGTTACTTGATGATAAATCTCTCATTCCCAGCCATCTTGTTTTTGTCTTGCTTTGTCTTATTCTTTATTAACCTCTTTTCTTAAAAAAAATAAAACTCGATCAATATTTTATTGAAAAGTGTATGAAATTCATATACTTTACTGTATATTTGCAAAAAGCGTATGAAGATGTACGCCACCCGACTTGTCGTAAACACCTGTTTGTCCGTTTAGGCGGAGGCACATCTGAAAGAAGATGCGAATAGTCTGCTGGCTACATTGCTACGCAGACTATTTTTTTGTTTAAACCTAAATGAAATGAACAGACAACAGCAAGTTTTCGTAAGGTTGAAACTTAAAGCGAAGGCGTTAGGGTTCAACGCAAAGGAATTGAAGGGTATCGCCGCCAAGATTGCCGATAACCTGAAATCCGCAGAAGATGCCTCAGAAGAGGATGTAAACGCAGAAATCGACGAGCAGATAGAAGCGGTTCTCCCTTACCTCACTTTCGGCCAGTCGCAAGCCAACCGTTTGCTTGACGAATGGAAGAAAAAACACCCCGAATCAGAAGAAGATGATGATGACGACGTTGACGATGACACGTCAAAAGGCGGCTCTCGTCCAGCTGGTTCAAACAAGAAAAATCCCAACAACAAAGGAAATGAACAAGACGAAGAACCCGCATGGTTTAAGTCTTTCAGAGAGCAACAGGAAGCCCGTTTTGCAGCATTGGAAGGTGAAAAAGTTTCTAACTTGCGTAAAGCCAAACTTGAAGCCCTGCTGAAAGACACTGGAACATTCGGTTCACGTACCTTGAAAAGCTTCTCTAAGATGAACTTTGAAAGTGACGACGATTTCGAGGAGTTCTATTCAGATGTTGAGGAAGACCTGAAGAATTACAATCAAGAGCGTGCAGATGCAGGTTTGGCAACATTGGCAACCCCTCCTGCTGCCGGAAGTAAAGGTTCGGGTAAACAAGACGAAGTATTAACCGACAAAGAAGTTGAAGATTTAGTCAACACTTTCTAAGTCAAAAAAGAAATTGTAACAATGGGTGCAACAGCAAATTTATCAAGCGAAATGGAAGTTCTCAATGCCGGAATGGATTCTGTCGTAATCCGGCATTATGTAGCTGGCATTATCGGAGGTCGTACTCTTGACGTATCAAATTATAACCTTCCGGTTATTAAAGCCGGGCACGTTGTTATTCGTGATCCGTCAACAGACACGTACAAACCTATGCCCGTAAAATCATCTGGCGATGGATACGACTCACTTCCCGGTTCTCATGAATATGTAGGAGTAGTTGTATGTACAAAACCAACTAGTGAACCATTGGTTGGTATTATGTATAGTGGCGAAGTCAATGATTTGGCGAGTCCATACCCCATAGACGACATAAAAGCGGCTATGAAAACGGCATTGCCAACTCTTGTATTCTTACACGATTAATGTAGAAAGGAGGTAAAAAATGAAAGAATCACTATTTATTGAATACATCAGAAAGATTTTCCCGAAACTTCAAACCATCATCGAGAGAATCAATGGTAAGCGAGGCAATCAGCTTACATATCTTCACAAGACAATGCTTCGCAAAGAATATTCCGCAGACCAAAAGTGGGAAAGTGCATCTGTTAACACAACTTATGTTGCGGCCGACATGGTAGCAATGGACTCACCTCTCCCTCCCAAGATGAGAGACTCCATTGCTCACGCAAATGGTACATTGCCAAAGGTCGGAATGAAAAAAATTCTTCGTGAGACTCAGATCAACACAATCAACATCATGAAAGCTCAAGGAGCTGCGTTCACTAATATAGCTAACAAGCTAACCAACGATGCGGTAGCTTGCTCTGTTGGTATCGATGAAAAGAACGAATCAAACTTTTTAACTGCTTTATCTGATGGAGTTGTAATCGTTGAAGATGAAAACAATACAGGAACTGGATTGCGCATAAATTTCAACTATTTACCGCAAAATAGCTTTGGTGTAGAAACAGCTGGGACTATTTCCTCTGATGACATAAAGCGTGTTATTGCAAAAGCTGACGCAGATGGAAACTCCATTACAACGATAGCAATCTCGTTATCGACTTACAATAAAATGAGACAAGAACAATGGGCAAAAGAATTGGTTGCCAACTATCGAGGTCAGACATTCGACAGCAACACTAAGTTACCTGTTCCTACTGCTACATTGTTTGACGAAGCATTTGCCGATGACAACAACGGAATTACATTCTTAAAGATTGACCGTACAGTCATTTCTGAGAAAAATGGTAAACGCATTCCGTACAAACCGTGGAATGCGAACAAACTAATATTCCTTACTACACAAGAAGTTGGCGCATTGGTTTGGGGCACACTTGCAGAAGTTACTAATCCCGTAGCAGGAGTAATTTATTCCACGGTAGATGAATACAAACTTATCAGCAAGTATTCTAAAAATGATCCTTTGCAGGAATTTACAAGTGGTCAAGCATTAGTTCTCCCTGTTATTGAAAACGTAGACCAAATCTACTCTCTTGACATCTCAGAGGCTCAAACGATTGACACTACCGAAGAGGGAAAAGATTCTACCGATAAGAACATCACCATTTGGGGACAAGCTTACATAAAAGCAAACTTCGTCGCAGAGTTCAATAAAATAACCGGTAAAAACTTATCGACGACTATTTCAGACGATAAGTTAATTGCTGCTGTGAACAAATTGAATGATGCCGATGAAGCTAAGCTCAAAAAAGCTGTTGAATCATATAAAACAACAAATGGAGATAGTTAAGCCATGAAGACAATTCAGCAAGCTCTTATAGACGAAATACATTACCCTATTCCAGAAGGTTTTGTAGAGAATGTGATGATAAAACGCAAACTCAATCCAGTTGGTGATTGCGATTCAGATACAATGAACTCAAAGGAGTATATGGGAGCTTTGGCTGATTGTCTTTGGTCTTTAGTTCAGGCTATCAATTTTTCTGAAGCAGACAAGTCTTTCGGTTCTTTATCAGATAAAGACAAAGAACGTATTCTGTTACGTGTTAACTCAATCTATAATGCCATTGGTGAACCTTCGGTAGAGTTGGAGGCAAAGCCAATGGTATATATAGGTGACTGCCTTTTGTAATATGTCAGTAATAAGACTATATCCACACAGATTGCAGTACCTCGTATCAAAAGATGGTTACGAGGATAGCAATGGTGATTATCATGAAGGAGAAACTAACTGGGAAGGCTGTATTGAATGCGACGCAGTTCCTGCTGGTAAAGCCTCTGAAAAAGAGTTTGACGATGGTATTGTAAGAAGCTATTCATATACAGTTTATCTACGTGCAAATTGTCGAACATTCATGATCGGTGACAGGATTAAGATACATCTGCTTGAAGGAATTGAAAGGGAGTTTAGTGTGAAAGGTTTCCATCGCTACCAGAAACAATGTAAACTATGGGTATAAGAATGACCACCAAGCTAAGCGAAGTGCATGACATGCTCATGAGAGAAGCAGAGCGTGTCGAGCGTCTTACTATTCGTGCTTTATCCAAACTTGGCGAACAATGCGTTACAAAAATTCGTGATAGAGCAGGTGATAAAAGTTGGTACGACCAAACAGGCAACTTGCGTAGTTCGGTTGGATATGTGATTGCTCATAATAAGAACATCATTCAATACTCAACTTTCAACCAAGTGAATCAAGGTTCAGAAGGTGTAAAAACAGGTAAAGACTTAGCGAAAGAACTTGCTAAAAGATATTCTAATAACTATGTACTTATCGTAGTCGCCGGAATGAACTATGCTGAATTTGTAGAAGCGATGGATAATAAAGACGTACTTGCATCAACCGAACTTTGGGCAAGAGAACAAGTTCCATTGATGCTTGAAAAACTTAAAAGACAGATTGCGAAATAATGAAATCCGATATTGAAATAGCTAAGTTCGTTTATCACAAAATTAAAGGTACAGAACTCGAACGTAATGTCTCCGGTAAATTGAGTGACAGAGGAAGGCCCAACAAATCTGATAAAGAAGATATAGTCATATCTGTTCTTGCAAATGAAGGTTGCGGGCAAATACAACGAGCCTATGTGAATGTCAATATATATGTCAAAGACTTATGGGACTCTGAAACCAAAACATGGGAAAAAGATTCAATCCGAATTCGTGAATTATGCGAACTATCGAAGTTTTTATTCTCTATACGAAAAGACGAATATCATACGGTTCCATCACAATGCAGTCAAAAAACTGATTCAACAGGAGTTTCATTTGAAGACGGACATACAGAGCATTTCATTAATAACAAACTGTACATAGAGATAAATAACGAATAAATTTTTAATATAAATTAGGTATATCATGGCAGTAATAGGATGGGGTAAGCCCCGTGTATTTATAAAAGATTTGGATGCTTCTGCTCCTAAATGGGAGGAATTACCTACCCCTGTGGAAGATTCTACACAGTTGACAACAACAAAAGGAGATAAACAAGAAGCAAAAATCGAAGGAGGCGAAAATGAGGATGTAAAGTATGGAAAGAATACCTATGCTTTGGCATTGAACATTCGTGCCGCAAAAGGACGTAAGCGTCCTGTAAGTGATAGCGATGGTGTTGTTGCACACAATTATGCTGTTGTTGTTCAACCGGAAGACCCAGAAGTTCAAGGTTTCTGCATGGAGAAAACGACAGTTTCCGTTGAAGACACTTTTACTTCTGCTGACGGTGGTGTTTGGGCATACACTTTTGATGCGTTGAAAGCAGCCGCCGATAAAAAACAAATTCAGTGGGGTAAAATCATCGTGACGGAATCCGGTGGAAACATCAGTAAAATTGAATGCGATCCTGAAGATGAGTCTGGAGACGGTGATAAATTCGAAGTAGCTCCTAATCCAAGTGTTGGTGGATAATTCAATAGGTTGTAGATAGAGCCAAACGTGGGGGCTTCGTACCCACGTGTTCTGCGTATCTAGTGTAACGGTAGCACATATACACTCCATGTATAAAGTTGTGGTTCGACCCCACAGTTGCGCTCAATATAATTTATTTTGCATGGACAAAGAAGGGAAAATAATAGAAATGGATATTGCAGATACTATCATGGAAAGACCTTATGAGTTCCATATAGGAGAAATGCAATTCTACTTATACCCTGCCACATTGGGTAAAATATACCTTTTATCACGTCTTACCGAAAATTTAGAAATAAATAAAGACTTCCTTTCTATAAATCCATATATGGAAGCATTACGATTATGCGATTCCAAAAGAGATATTATATGCAAAATATTGTCTTACCATACATTCGATAAAAAGGAAGAATTATTCAATAGCCACCTAATAAATGAAAGACGAAAGCTATTTGAAGACAACCTATCGAATGAAGAACTTGCTCAACTATTCATAATAGTGTTATCAAAGGATAACATTGACCAGTTTATTCAACACTTTAAGATTGATATTGAGAAAAAAGAACAAGAAAAAATATCAAGAATCAAGAAAAAGAAGTGTAACACTATAACTTTTGGAGGTAAAAGTATTTATGGTACTTTGATAGATATAGCCTGCGAACGCTATGGCTGGACTATGGACTATGTTGTATGGGGTATTAGTTATGCCAACCTGCATATGTTACTTAATGATTACATAACATCTATATACCTTACTGACGACGAGATAAAAAAATATCATATATCTACGGACCGAACATTTATAAACGGGGACGATCCTAAAAATATGGATAAAATAAAAGGCATGAAGTGGGACTAAAAATAATATTAATCCCCTTATCCATATCCAACGTTATTAAGCATTCTTCTATAAATTTATTTTAATGCATCCTATTAATAATGTTCCACAATGTACACTGTTTTCTTATAAAGGGATAGTATCAATATGAATGATTTCACCATTTGTACCAATATCTATCGTCCAACATATCACGTCATTATAATTAGTCCATGCCCCAATAGATGGCACTTGAATTGTGGCATTTTCAAGTATTTGATAATAAACCTTTTCTCCAATATATATATAAAAGAAATTCAGAGGATATTGTTTTGCGCTTCCTTTTGTAGCAGATTTTATTCCAGAATTATATGTATTAAATGACATTGTAATATTACCAAAATATGGAGCATTAAATGTATATGATTTTCCGCTCAAAGTATTGTTTTTAGTAGATGGAGTCTTTTTGACTTTTGTAAACGATATACTTTTTGTTTTTTTATTTCCATATAAATCTTTATAGTCGATATTCACTTTAAGCAAATCATCTGATACTTCTTCAACTGTATAAATTGTTGTCCTATTAAAATAGGAATTTTGACATGATACTATATTTTTGGATTGAGTATAATCACCGCTATCTATAAACTCATCTGCAATATATGCCGAATAGAATCCATCATTTCCAAATGACACTACATAATTTTCACTTTCCCAAACACCTATAATTAGTGATTTCGTATCATCACTCGTCGATCCGGGTTCTCCGTCCTCCGTTCGTGCACATGATTGTAAAATAATAATTGATAATAGAATCAATATATATAAAAATAATTTCTTCATATCTTTATTTTTTTATTTATCAGCACATTTTTTCGCCAAATCAAGACCCTCTTTAAGACCATCGGCATAATTAAAAATATCATCGATAGTCTCAATGTCAATCCATTCATTCGTCTTGTAGTTATCCTTTGGCAAGCATATTTTTTTACTCCGTTTCCCTATATAAATGCGGCAAATCCACCACCATGTACTACCATCTATGTTCACGGAAAAATAAGTCTTGTAGTCGTTATATTGAATACGAGATACATCTACATACTGCCTCAATATACTGCGCACAATGTTATAGGCATCTATCTCCTCTTGTGTAGTAACTATACCTTTTTCTCGGTCTTGAAATACTACACCATCGGGAAGTTTTTCTTCATTCATTTCGTTTGGCTGTTGATTTTCATTCTCAACCTCCTGTGGTATCTGTTTTTCCTCCTTATTCTCATTCTTCATAGCCACATTTAAACGGTCGGATATAATATCGTTAATCACCGAAGCAATGGATTTCTTAACAATAGGTCTATATTGGTCCACAAGTTTTGCCGTATATTTCCCATCATTAAGATTACGGACAAAATAACGTGTAAATTCATCGTCTGGCATTTGGAAATTACGATTAAGCATTTCTTTTACTTGTATCGTGATTTGTAACTCTTGTGCCGTACTCAATATATCTTGCTCATTATAATAAGACTTATGAAACTTTTTTAGTTGCTCAATATCGTTGTCCGATAAGTCGAGCATATTCACCACAAGGAACGGCTTTTCGTCCATTATGTTCACCTTTTCTAAATCTGTATAAAAGCGATATTCTATTCCATTCGTCAAGACCCCAAACCTAGCCTTTGAAGCGACAAAATATCTTTGTAACTGAGTGTCATGTAAATTCAAGTTTTGTTTACAATGCTTGCATTCTATAAGTAATATAGGATTTTCGTCCTTCATTATGGCATAGTCTATTTTTTCGCCTTTCCTCTTAACTAAGTCACAATCCATTTCTGGTACAACCTCAAAGGGATTGAATACATCATATCCCAATGCTGCTATCACAGGCATTACAAAAGAGGTTTTTGTCGCTTCTTCCGTTGCTATGCTATCCTTCTGTTTAGCAATTTTCTCTACAATCTGTTGAATTGTATCTTTGAAATCCATATCTTATGCTGTTAAGATTGTTTCGTCAAAAGTATAATACAATAATCATTTATTAAAATATTTATACCCACACATTAGTTAAACTTTATTAACTCTATTCTATTTTATCAAAAGTATATGAATTTCATACACTTTTGTATATTTGCAAATGATGTGATGTTACATCTACCCCTTTTAATCGAAAAGACTCATGGCCGGACTTCATTTTGATATAACAGGCGACAATTCTAATTTTCTTCGTAAACTACGAGAAGTAGAAACCGGAGTAACCAATACTTCTAAGGAAATAGAAAAAAATGGATTGGGCATAGAAGATATGTTCAACAAAATGACGAAAGCAGCTGCAGCTTTTGGGGCTGGCTTTACAGCAAAAGAACTTATCCAAAATATTATACAAGTAAGAGGTGAATTTCAACAATTAGAGGTCGCCTTTACCACTATGCTTGGAAGTAGTGAAAAGGCAAACGTCCTTATGGCTCAGCTCACAGAAACAGCCGCCAAAACTCCATTCGATTTACAAGGTGTTGCCAATGGAGCTCGTCAATTACTGGCTTACGGTACTTCTGCCGAAGATGTTAACGAGACTCTTATACGATTAGGGAACATTGCAGCCGGACTTTCACAACCTTTGGGAGACTTAGTATATCTCTATGGTACAACTATGACACAAGGTCGACTTTATACACAGGACCTAAACCAATTCACTGGACGAGGTATTCCAATGATAAAAGAACTTGCCAAAGAATTTGGAGTAGCTGAAAGTGAAATCAAAGGAATGGTAGAAGCTGGTATGATAGGGTTTCCAGAGGTTCAGAAAGTCATACAGAACCTTACCAACGAGGGTGGTATGTTCTTTAACTTAATGCAAGAACAAAGCAAAACCATTACCGGACAGATTTCTAACATAGGAGATAGTTTCTCGATGATGTTGAACGACATCGGCAAAGCGAATGAAGGTATTATCAATGATGCATTATCCAGCGTTTCTTATTTGATAGAAAACTATGAAAAAGTAGGAAAAATACTAATTGAATTGGTCGGTACATACGGAGCATACAGAACTGCGCTCATTACTATTTCCGCCATTGAGAATTTGCGCTATCAAGCCACTCTTGCTCACATGGCAGGATTGACAAAGATGCAAGCTATTATTACCGTCCTGAAAACGAAAACGGATGCTCTAAATGTAGCAATGGCAAAAAATCCATATGTTGCAGTAGCAGCGGCAGTAGCAGCACTAGGTTTGGGCATTTATAAATTAGTCACTTATCAAACAGAAGCAGAAAAGGCACTGGAAAGGCTGGATGCTGCGGGAAAGGAATCTGAGAAAGCAGCCTTATCTGAGCAAAGGGAACTTGCTAAGCTCAATGGAGAATTGTCTTCATTAAAAGAAGGTACAGATGAATATAATACCGTCAAAGAAAAAATTGTTGCAGGATATAGCAAGTATTATGATGGACTCGAAGAAGAAATAAATAAGGTTGGACTCACGGAAGAAGCTTATAAAAAACTCACAAAAGCAATCACAGATTCTTACGGGGCAAGACAATACCAGCAATTCAAGTCGCAGCAGGAAGATTGGTTGGACAACATAATGTCCGATAATCTCGGAAAGATACAAGACCGCCTATATAGCGAGTTAGGAGATAAAGAAGGTGCAAAACTCTATTCAGAAATCTACCATGCCATATTGGAACGAAGAGATTTGGATGCTGCGATCCAAGACAAACTAAATGAAATACAAGACAAAGGTACGATTTTTGCGGATTCACGTATTGATACATATATCTCCAATATCCGAGAAGCGCAAAAAATAACAGAGGATTTAGATGGAAAAGCCCGTGAAAAGTTTGGCGTTACAAGTATAAATACCTCTCAACAGACAGCAAATGAGCCATTTTCCACCGAAGGTAAATCCATCTCCCAACTTGAAGAAGAAATCAAGAAGGCTGAAACCTCACTTGCATCATTAAAAAAGGCTCTTGCAGACGGCAGCGGAACAAAAGAAGCAGTGGATCAACAAGAAGCTTATATCAAGTCGCTTCAAGACACTATACTTGAACGTGAGAAAGATTTGAGAGTAATCAATGAAGTCAAAACACAAATCTCAAAATTAGAGAAAGAGCAGGGAGAAACCGTAAGCGGAAGCAAGGAATACAATGCGTTACAATCACGAATTGACGCACTCCGTGCAAAGCTGCCTAAAACCAAATCTGATAAAGCGGCTGAAGATAAGCAAGCAAAAGAGCAAAAAGAGGCCGAGCAGAAACTTGTTGATGAACTTCTTGAGCTTCGTAAAAAAAATCAAGAGAAAGAAATCTCCCTCTGGGAAGAAGGTAAAGATAAGAAATTGAAGCAAATTAACTACTATTATGAAGAACAGAAAAAAGAAATTAAAAAGAAAGAGAAAGAGCTGGCCGAGTTAAACAAAGTAGCTAAGATTGAACCCTCCAAGCTTAATGAGAATGGACTAACAACTGAACAACAGGAAAATATTGATACCGCAAATAGGTTAAATGAAAAGAATAAGAATAAACAGACCAAAGAAATTCTCGATGATGAAATTAACGCAATGAACGATTATCTTGCCGCTTACGGGAACTATTATGAAAAGCGTAATGCTATTATTGAGCAAGGCGAATCTCGTAAGGTAGGCAAAAACGAATGGGAACAGAAGTCTATTGACGAAGAAACAAAAAGGGCACTATCTGATTTGGATATAGAGGCGAATAAATCTACGTCTGCCATAAGTAAATTGTTTGACGATATGCGTCAACACACAGTTGCAGATATGCGTCTCATTGCTAATGAAGCTGAACGAGCATTCCAATTCTTGCAATCAGGCGAATGGGACGAAAACAAAGGTCTTGAATTTGGTATGACAAAAGAGACCTTCGACACATTGCGTAAATCTCCCGAAGAATTAGAACGAATTAGAAAAGGTATAGATAATGTCCGTAATTCCGCAGATCAATCTGAAACGGGGTTTAACAAACTAGCTAATGGTCTTAAAAAAGTATTCGATGCCGGTTCAAATACAAAAAAATTGCAAGATGGACTTGAAGAAATAAGAAGTGGATTAAGTGAGGTATTAAGTGTAGCCCAATTCCTTTCCGACACATTTTCAAATCTCGGAGAGGCTTTCGGATCTGATACACTGTCAGGCATTGCCGAAGGTATCAATGTGGCTATGGACGGCCTCAATTCAGCTATGCAAGGAGCAGAGGCAGGTGCTATATTTGGACCGATAGGTTCTGCTGCTGGTGCTGCCATCGGTCTTGTCTCCTCTCTTGCTTCCTCTATCGCAAAAATCCACGACGCAAAAAATGAAAAACGGATTCAGAAATTACAAGATCAGGTAGATACACTTGACCGTTCGTATGAAAAGTTAGGCAAGTCCATTGAAGCTGCTTACGGAAAGAGTGCTTCCAGCTTGATTGAAGACCAAAATAAATTGCTAGAACAACAAAAAGTACTTATTCAAAATCAAATTAAAGAAGAACAAGATAAAAAGAATACAGATAGCGACAGAATAAAAGAATGGGAAAATCAAATTGACGAAATAAACAATCTCATTTCTGATAACAAAGAAAAAGCTATCGATGTCATATTTGGTGAAGACCTAAAAAGTGCTATTGACAACTTTGCAGAAGCTTATGCAGATGCATGGGCTTCTGGCGAGAATAGGGCTAAATCTGCAAAAGATGTTGTAAAGCAGATGATGCAACAAATGGTAACAGAGAGCATTAAGGCAGCAATTAAATCCTCAAATAAAATGGAGGAAATACGCACTAAGTTGCAACAATTTTATGCCGACAACGTGCTTTCTCAATGGGAACAAGATTACATCAACAACATGGCTGAACAGCTTCAACAAGAAATAGATGCTCAATTCGGTTGGGCTGATAGTCTCATGGGAGAAAGTTCTACCACCGAACAAAAGTCGACAGCCGAAGGTTTTGAAACCATGTCACAAGATACAGCAACGGAATTAAACGGCCGGTTTACAGCGTTGCAGCTTTCTGGTGAAGAAATCAAAAATCAAATGATTTCAGCCGTAATCTCTCTAAATTCTCTTTTATCTGTATCAACTAATAGCAATTCTATACTAAATAACATTCTTAATCAACATGTGATTACGAATAGCTACTTAGAAGACATTGCAAAATATACGAAATTATTAATTGATATAAAATCCGATATAGCACAAGTCAATAGGAATACTAAAGATTTATAGATATGAATACAGTAAAAGAAATAATGATGGCTGCTTTACAAAAAGGAGCTTGCGATAAGTCTTATGGTGTTAGTGACTGGAAAACTCTAGTATGGTTGTTCTTTACACCACAAGGCATAGAGTTTTGTGAGAAGAACAACTTCCCTCCTATTGAAACGTTCCGTGAGATGAGTAATGATATTGCTAATTATTGCGTGTTTGTTGACACTAAAAATGTAAAAAGAAGTAATGATACCAATATTGCTTTAATAGGCAATACCAATGCGGAACTAGTATTTGACGATAATACTAGAGTTCACAAAGTTATACTCATGCATGGAGCCAGAGCTATAATAGTTGCCCGTAATTACGCAGTTATTAGACTTATAAACATACGAAATTGTCCTGTAGAAATCAATAAAGACAAAACTTCAGTTATACTTAAATAAAATGGCATCGGGAGAGTTTTACATAAATGGGAAAGACTGCTATACAACTTGGGGTATAAGTATGGATACATCATCTCTTTCCTACTTAATGACACCGTCACCTTTAAAAGAGTTCATCGAAAACAAGTCTCGATTAGAAAATGGCAAACGAGTCCTGTCCTCTAATCCTAAAATCGATGAACGAAATATCACTTTAACTTTTAACCTGACGGCAAAAACGGAAGAAGAATTCTTTTCAAGATACAACAGCTTTTGTGAAGAATTGGCAACAGGCATAATAAATATAAAAACAAAGTATCAACCAAATATTACTTACAAAACAATCTATATTTCATGCAATCAATTTACGCAATTCATGAGAGGAATAGCACGATTTTCTCTAAAACTTGTCGAATATAATCCAGCAGATAGAAATTCATAAAAAAGAGCATGTTTTTCATACACTTTTATTATCTTTGACTGAAATCGTATGAAGATATACGAAACCATCATGATAGACATTAAAAACATACAAGGAGATACTATTTTATCAGTTCCTATAACAGAAGAATGTGTTCATGTAGAAGAATTGATGAAATCCGATTATGTAGAATTGTCGTGGAACTCGGACCAAAATGAAGAGATTCCGGTAGGGGCTTATATCATACTCGATGGTGAGAAATATTCTCTTTTGGATCCATATAATCCAGAACAAAAGAACGAGGTCGAATTTCAATACAAACCACAATTTCATTCGAAATTTATATCATGGGGTAAAGTGCCTTTTTTCATGTATTCTTATGATGAGAATAACGAGATAACTAATCGGGAGCCGGATTGGTCTCTTACCGATAACCCGGCCAATTTCATGAGTGTTATTTGTAAGTCTATCGAGAACGAAACCGGGGATACATGGACTTACGCCGTCGATTCTTCTCTTAACGCTTCCACTTCTTTGTCTTTCCAATCAATCGACATATTGTCTGCCTTGAACAGTATAGCATCTGCGTTTGATACAGAATGGTGGGTTGAGAAAGATTCCATGATTATTCATCTGTCGAAATCCGAACATGGAGCTGTTGTTTCTCTCGAAGTTGGTGAAAACATCAATACACCTTCGGTCACGGAGGGAAAAGATGGGTATTATACCCGATTTTACGCATTCGGGTCAACTCGAAACATCGTACAGGAATACAAAGGTGCTAATGTCAACAATTTGGTCAACAAACGGCTGACTCTTGACCCTAAAAAATATCCGAACGGATATAAAGATATAAGGCCAAACCTTCAACAGGGAGAGATATTTAGCAAAATCCTCCAGTTCGATGATATATACCCTTCATCGGAACTCTCCATATCAGATGTCAGATTCCGTCTTATGTGGCGTATAGACTCGGAAACGAATGATAAAATACAGATAGGCACAGATGAAAACGGAGACCCTATATACGACCAATATGCGATATGGTATTTTCAAATACCGGAATTTAACTTCGAAAATTCCACTTATGACGAAGAAAAAAATCCGAATGGTATGCTTATACCCAATAAAGTACCTTCGGTACATTTCCAATCGGGGGCTTTGCAAGGTATGGAATTTGAGCTTATATACCATGATGAGAGTAAAACAATAACAAGTGATGATGGTATAAGCTTCGAAGTCAAAAAAGGAGATTTCGAGATTAAATATAAAGAGGAAGAAGGTAACTATATTATCCCTGCTATTACGGGACTTATACCGTCGGAAAATGACGATATTATCCTATTCAACGTCAAAATGCCGGAAGAATATACAGATTCGGCGTACATACGTCTAGAAACGGCTATGAACGAAGAAATAGAACGGCTTTCTTCCGACCAAAACAATTACCAGTTTTCATCTAATCCTGTGGTGTTCAATGAAAACAATCCTGATTTATCCATAGGAAGAAAAGTCGAATACATAAACACAGGATATTCATATGTTACTCGTGTTATAAGCCTTACAACCAAACTCGACTATCCTTGCGAACAGACTATTACCATCGGGAACAACCTAATAAAAGGGAATACGCAAGAACTGAAAGAAGAGGTTGCATCTGCTAATAAGAATATCGACTTGATTTCTGCCATCAATGATATGACGGCTTCCCTGCAACAATCGTATCAACGGACTGTAAAACAAATGCAGGAAGGATTTGCCCGTATTAACGATATGTGGAAATTCGACACAGAGTTGGAAAATACGATATACTCGAAATTTAATGTGTATTCACAGGGTGGAATATCCGCTCTTGGTGTATGGCGTGGAGAAGGGGGTGGCGGTGGCGGAGGAGGGCTCATCAAGCTCGTTCATGGGTTCGACGATCTGGGCGGCGCATTCGACAACGCCACCCTTACCGATACCTTCAACGCCTACACCATCAACGAGATTTGGAAACTCGCCAACGCCGGCGCATCTACGATAGGTACAGGCAATGTGGTGACGGCGGTCAGCAAGACAGCCCTCGGTATCGTTGTCACCAAAGGCATCACCCTGTACGATTGGGTGCAGCAGCCGAACAAGCCAACTTATTCGCTCTCGGAGATAAACAACGTGAGCGGTACATATACGGGGCTGACAGTCGGACGTGCGGTCGAATCGGACAATGCGAAAAAGTTGAACGGACTTGACAACGGGGCTTTCCTGTATAAGAGGGGCGGCATGTATGAGACAGCCACCGGAAACGGGTGGTTGATTCACACGAAAGTCGAAGAGGCCGAGGCGGCTATGTTGACGTTGCATCTGATCGGAAATGGATATTATAGCCGACGAATTATCAATACGATCGTACAGGCGTATAATTATGCCCCGAACGATGTCGAGTTTACGGCTACGGCCGGTACGCATTTCGGTGACGATTTGGGTGACGTGAAGGTGTTCTTGTACGGGGGACACGTGTGTTTTTGGGTTTCGGCCAAGACGGATTACCAGACCTGCTCCATATTCGTCTATAACACATACGGGGCTTTGAACGGGACTTGCGAGAACTGTGTGGATAGTATATCGTTGTCTCCCATGCCGGCAGTCGGCGTGAGCAAGCTGACCGTGGTGACCCCGTCTGTCGCCTTGACGGATAACGATTCCATCGCCGCCGACAGGCTTAAAAATATCCGGACGATTTGGGGAAATCCGTTTGACGGATCGAACGATGTGTCCGGAAGTCTGTCGGGAGTCCGGGATATAACGATGGAGGGAGACATCGATGGAGCGAATGTAATCAGGGCTAAGAGTATAAACCTTTCGACCGGGAGTAAGTCTGTCTCCATCTCCGCCGGAAGGATTGTGGCGACGAATAACATAAGGTCAAAGGAGAGTGTCACATCGGACGGTAACATCACAGCCGGAGGGGATATATCGTCGCAAGGCAATATCTCGGCACAAGGCTCGGTCACCGCTCTAACGACTTCGGACAAACGTTTGAAGCGAGACTTCAACTATACCCTCAGCTATACCGACAGACTCTTGGCGATGGGCAAGGTGTGCGATTTCCGATACACCGAAAAAGCACGGAAGCGTAACAAGGGCGGTGTGGACGGGGAAGCCCATACGGGGCTGTTGTACCAAAAGGTGAAAGAGGTATTGCCATCGATGGCCTACGAAACAGAGGACGGTTACGGGGCTCTGAACTACCTGTCGCCCGACTATATCAACACCATCGCCGGTGCAACGCAGGAGACCGCCCGGCTGGTTAAAGCCCTTATGGAAGATATAGAACGATTGAAAAAAGAATTGTCCGAATTAAAAGGGAAAGGAGGAAAGTGAGCGTATGGCCATCGATAAAAACAAGATAGCAGCCCCGGTAGCGATAACCGACCCCTATAACCTGCTGGGAATATACCCGGCAAACGGGGTATGGGACGTGGCCGACATTGTTGCCCTCGAACGCCCCCTGTTGCAGGGTGGCCGTCCGGGACGTATCAACAAATGGAGCCGTCATAAACCCGTGCGCTATCCGCAGGCTGCGCCGCTATCCGACAACTATCCCCAACAGGCCGGCGGGGTCACGACATATATCGACCAGTGGGAAGGGAGCGACACCGACAAAAATCAGGGCATACGCTATGGGCTGAAAGCCACGATACCGCACGGAACGAATATCGTCGCTATCCATGACACCTCCTTCGACTATGTGGCCTATCCCCACCCGGGTACGGATTTTTGTCGCCTGAGCGATTTCGACGGCTACGACCATAACGCAAAACCCAATCTTACCGGAAGCAAAATTGATGAAATCAGTGCGGACGTGCCGTATCTTTTTGTCGACATCAACTATTACGACACTTCGGTGAATCCCACCGGTGTACCCGTCGAATCGTGGCTGTCGCTGGCCTCCGACAAGAGTATCGGCGATTATTACCCGGCTATTTTGGTAACCGATGGAAATGGAAGCAGTTTTGCTCGATTGCTGACAAATACCTCGACAAATACCGTAACCACCTTGCGGGTGGGCAATGTGTGGTACTCTGCTTTCAAGGTAAAATTTTTCAGTGACGGTACTACTCCGCCGATACTTCCTGTCGGACAGAGCGACACATTTCCGGGGGAGGATTCGGTAGGGGCGAACTTGAAGGTGACGTTGTTCCTTATCGATAAGAAGTCGTTCGAATACTGGACAGGGGTCGACAAACAGATCACCGTGGCGGATTATTTCCCCATACCCACATCGATAGCCATGACAGCCGAGATAAACAGCACATATACCCCGATTAAAATCGTGGATTTCACTTTCCTTTCGAGTTACTTTCAGGTGCGTATCAGTTTTCCGAACGGAAATCCTCCGGTGGGTGAGAAATACACCTTCCGCATTTCGGGATCCGGATTCCTCGCAATCTATGATTACGAATACAAGGGAACTGGGATTCTCATTTTGAATATCCCTTTGGGAACGACACATCCGGACCTTCCACCGGGAACCCATATCTATTACTTAACCTGTTCCGTGTATGGGGTCTCCTCGTCGGGAGAGGCCGGCGTCCAACTCGACTCCCTATCCAAAAACGTGACATTCGACATTCCCGACAGCGGGATTATCAGTTAACCATAAATACAAAACATTATGATTGAGTTAGTAAAAATCAGCGAGAACATCAGCCGTCAATTCGACGGACAGGAAACGGTAGATAACCTGCAAGCGGTCAATTACCGAATTGTGGAGAATGGAGTGGAAAAAGGCCATGTCACTGTCGGGCAAGGCAGTTTTAACATGAATGTCTATTCCATGACCTCCACGGTTGAGGAAACGAAAGCTCTGGTGGAAAAAATGTTCAACACATTATCCGATGGCAGCGATGAGTGACAAAGAGCCCGTAGTGAAATACTCGTGGGAGGATATTAAGTTTACCATTGGCTTTGAGGACAGAAACAAGCAGCCCATCGATGCCGAGACGAAGAAGTTTAAGTTCATCTACAAGGACGAGGCCGGTTGTTGTTGCGAAGTGAGCTACGACGGAAAGACACGAAAAAACTGTGTGTTCCGTGACGGAGTGCTGTACGGCATATTCAATTCCGGGACTTTCCGCTATGGCTTGCTCACGGTCGAGAGGCACTACTGGATAGAGGATGCCGATTTCGATGACGGCAAATGGGACTATGGCGATGTTTACAAAACCAATATAATCATCAAGTGATATGGCAGATAGTGATTGCATAATCGTTCATGAGCAGGTGGTAGTGCCCGATGCCGTTGCGGTGAAAGAAACGGTAAGCGTGCCGGCTATTGTTCAAAAACCGAGGTGGATTCCTGATATCGAAT